ATCCGAATTCGTCGACCACCTTATCGGACAGTTCTTTTTCTTCCTTTGTGAAATCGAACTGACTCTCCTCGAGGGCCGACGGGAACGGCTTGCAATACGTGCGCTCTCTCCACCATGCGGCGAACACCGGACGGAACAGTCCCTTGCCGTCCGATGCCAGTTTCCACATCTTCAAGAACGCGTTCATTTCGCCGGCACCCTTCGCCGTACCTTCGACAAAGAACATGACGTTCGGGTTCTTGTACGGAACGGCCGGGATGATGTCCGACGTCAGGATCCTCGCACGCAGCCAGAGGCCGAACTCGGTTGCGTGGACGTTGTGGAGCGTGAAGCCGCGGGAAGAGCCGTTCAGTTTATTTGCCGCGTCGATGAAGTAGGTGGAGTTCAGGCCCGGGTTGTTGATCTTATCCAGTTTATCCTTACGGTCGAACCTGAAGATACCCTCGCCGCGGTTGTCGAGTTCCAGTTCCGGCCGCATCCACCACGGCAGATACCGATAGGCCAAACTGGCCATGCCGAAGATCTGCGTCGACCGGTCCTGCTGATCGGCGATGACTAGCGTGTTCGTCAACTTCGTCGAGATCATCAGTTGGAAGATGACGCCCTGGCAGAGCGTCGACCAGCGAATCTGGCGGGCCTTCAGCATCAGCAGGCGGAGCGGCTTATTGGCGATCCAATCACGGCAGAATTCCAACCAGAGGATCTCTTGGGTTTCGGTGAACGGCCAGACGGTTTGCAGGCGTTGCGCCTGCCACTCCTCACCCTTGGTGTTGATGACGAAGTAGTCCTCGAGGAACGCGCGGCGAGCTTCTGGAGTCTTCGGTAAAACGCGCGCGATCTCCGCATCGATCAGCCGCTGCTCTGTGGTCGATAAGCGGGCGTAGCACGCCTTCTGGTCGCCCTTGGCCTCAGCCAGACGGACGTCCATGGCCTCTACGAGATCGTTAACGTATTCGTTTCTCCGTGGAAGTCTTTGGATTGTCTAATCCGTTCGATTGCTCCAGTTATGCCCGCGGCAACGGGCGTTTACTACTCTGTTCTCCCTCGATGCCGCAACTGTGCGGCTCGAGCCATATCCTCGATGGCCTCTTGGTCCTCTGGTTTCAACACCCCGTTCTTGGCCAGCAGGTCGATGCCGTCCACCCGGATTCCCTGCTTTCTGAGATCCTCGATGGTCTCGCTCTGCCATGCCTTCTCGTCGGTGGCTGCACTGAACGATCCGTCCGTAGCCTGGAACTGCCGCCTCTTGCGCGCCTGGATCGTCCGGTTCGTCGTCTCGGCGCTCTGGATGGTCAGCAGCACCGACGAGGCGGTATAGAGCAAAACGGCGAATGAGAGGATGAAAAACGAGGCGACGAGCAGCAGCACGATCGCGCTGACCGGAACGTCGGGCAAGCGCACATGCCGGAGCCAGTATTCGGCAATCGACGGCAAAGACAGCACAATCGCGAGAACCATGAGTGCGATCCGGAGATACGGCCCAACGGCGCGGCCAAGGCTGGCGATCCCACGGTAGAGCAGCCCGGACACGAGGCCGGCCGCTCTGGCAAACGGGCGCTCATCCGGCATGGACGGCCTCCAGTACTTGTTGCACGGGCTGAACCTGCCAGCGTGCTGGACACTGCATTCCGTCCCATCGGGCGACCATCCCGTCAGCCGTGTTTTGCGGGCGGCTATGATTGCGTCCGACGTCCGTCGAATCGACTGAGGCGAACGGGTAGATCGAGCCGGCCAGCGACATCCCGCGTAGCATATGGATCCAGCATGGCGGCGCCCCGGACCCCTTGCAGATGAAGTTGAAGACCTCGTTCATCCGATTGTTCCAGCGGTCGCTACCGATCGTGGCGTAGTCGCCACTAGATCCGAAGCACACCTGATCGAACCCCGTAACCAGGCGCTCTAGTCTTGTAAACGATTCGTGAAGATGCCACACCGGAGCAGCCTGCCGGTAAGAGCCGAAACGCTGGAACCATTGCCCAATCAGTTTATCGTTCTCGAGTTCAGTTCCGCCGATGACATCGGGGATGACGACCCATGTCGTTCGATAGTCCAGCCACGGACGCGCCCAGCCGTAGAAGGCGTCCCACACATAGGTGAATGCCTTCGGGTTCAACCGCCAGAGACTGTACGCCCCATTGTCGAGCATGACACCCTGCCCAATCCGGTGACATTCCTGCAGGTCCTGGTCTGCGGCGAAACTTACGCAGAAGTGACGACCGGCGAGAGACTGGAGGACGGGGCGCGGAGTGATCGGCGTTCCATGGTAATGGACGGTCACGGCGCCTCGCTTGTTACGAGGACGCAGGAGTGGGTACCGACGATCTTCACGTGCGCGCCGAGTGCGGTAGCGGCACCGATCGCAAGTACTTCCTGATAGATCCTCTCCTTACGGTATTTGGCGAAGAACTCCATGATTTCTTCCACTGGGATCATCACCGGACTAGTAATCGTCACATCGTAGATATCGATCTGCCCGTCATGAACAGGGCATGCGAACTGGACCTCTAACCGGTACGTGTTATTCAAAACAATTCCTCCGTGTCCGCAACGGCGGCATCGGCAACCACGGGCTGGACAACCTCCGCCTCGATAATCTGCCGACTGGCTGGAAGCGCTTGCCGGCTTTGCGCTTTCTGGATCTCGTCGAGGCGTTCCTCGTACGTCATCCCGACACGGATCTCTCCGCCACCTTCAGCGTTATTCTGCTGTACATTGATGAGCGTGTTCGGCCCGGCCTTCTCCTCCAGCGAAATCGCCTTGCGGAAGGCCTCGACGCCACGGACGATCACGTCCGGATCGACGACATCGATGACCGTAACCTTACCGGTCACCTTGTCGGTTTCGACGACCGAACGTTTGCCGCTCAGCAGGAGCAAGATCGCCTCCTGCATTTTGCCCGCGAGCGTTCGGAGGCTCGACCGGATCTGTTCGTTCTCGATCGCGCCGCGGTACTTCGCGTCCCGGAGAAACATCTGCTGCTGCGCCTCGTACTGACGGGCGCCGCGCTGGACGCTCTGTTCGATCTCGATCGGATCGATGCCCTCGAGGTCGGCGAGGCGGTGGACGGTGGTCGCCCCAGACCGGAGTTGCATATACCGGTCAAGGTCGCGGAGTTTACGGTCGGCGCGATCAACTGCGTTCATTGCCATTGTTTTTCAGTGGGGTGAAATTTGCCGGGATACGTGCGGGGGCGACGACATACCGGACATTTCGGCTTCATCCGCATAATCGTTGCAACTTCAGCCATGATAACCTTCACCGCGCCACGATGATACAGCACTTCCGCCGCATGGCGGATCTCGTCCGGAGTGCAACGGATGAACAGCCCTTCATCTCTCAGCCGGTAATACTCTTTCCGGGAGATATTGAGAATGCGGAGCGCCACCCGGACCGGCCAGATCTCAGCGTCTTCATGCCAGACATTAATTCGCCGCGTCTGTTTCCGGATGTAGTCATCGATATCGCCGATCCGGACCCGGATCATACGCTTAGTCCTCGGTCCATCAGCCTTGACCTCGACGTACGGGATGGCGCCATTCCTCGCCAGTATCCTAACGGACTCCGCCCCCACACCCAAATGCGCGCCGGCCTGCTGGAAAGTTAGCAGCCGGTTCGGCGACAGGAGCGTCTCCTCCGCCATATGCTCCGGATTGAAGGCGTCCCGTTTCTGCCGCACCCCCCACCTCTAGGCCCGCGCCTTGGCGCGGACGTTATCCACGCGGATCTTACGACCAAGAACGGCATAGTCGTTCATCCGGTCGATCGCGTCCTCAGTTGAACAGCCGTCGGCCAGCGTGACAAATCCGAACCCCTTTGACTTGTTGTGATTGTTCACATCGCGGACGATCCGAGCAGACTGTACCTCCAGCCCCTCGCTCTCAAACGCCTCACGGAGATCGTCCTCCGTGGCATCGAACTGCAAATTACCAATGAATACCTGCTGCACTATATGCTCCTTTCTTTGGCCTGCCGCTCTGCCCGAATCGTCGCCATCTCGTTGATCATGATTCGGAGATCGGCCGTGCCGGTGTACTCTTCGATTTCTCCAAGATTGACGCTAAGCGCCTCGAGAATCTTACCGCCATCGATGATCCATTGCGCGATCTGCTCTTGCGACTGCGGATTGGTTTTCTGCCACAGTGTGCCGAGCGCGCGATAGTACCTGCCGAGTTGCGCGAATTTCTCCTCAAACTCCTGGTCGTTCTCAATTGCCATCGTCTTCCTTCTTCGTCGGACGGAGACGGATGCTGTCGAGCCGCGCATTCAGGAGATCGTTCCACTCCTTCTGCTGCTTCATGATTTCGTCCAGTAGCCCTGGATCTCGCATGATTCGGATCAGCGCCTCGACCGCTATTCGCTCATTCGTCAACGCCATGCGCGGCATTATCGATGAACTTTGCCGTTTTTGCTATTGAATTTTTTAAATCGGGCGCGTAATGTAGCGCGTCATGCGAGGTCGGCAGTGATCTACAAAGAAGCAGAGGTGGACGGAGAGCGGCGGGAAGCCGCCTTCTCCGAGGATCTGAAGTACCGGTACAGCCTGACGATTTGCTGGAACCCAAGCCAACCCACGCTTACCGCCATTGGCCTCAACCCTTCCACCGCTGATCACCTCAAAGACGATGCGACACTCAAGCGGTGCAAAGCGTTTGCCCGCAGTTTCGAGTGCGGGAGCTTCCAAATGCTGAACTGCTTCGCGCTCCGATCGACCGACTACAAGGCGCTCTTCCGCGCCGAGGATCCGGTCGGCCCGGAGAATACGCTCGAGTTCCTGCACGATATGTGCGACGGCACGTTCGTTATCGCCTGCTGGGGCGCGCACATCACCGAGCGTGGCTGGCGGCATATCTACCGCGGGCGAGACATCGCGAAAGAGATTCCTGATCTGCACGCGTTGCAGGTCACGAAGTCTGGCCACCCCAGCCATCCCCTATATCTCAGTTCCCTACTGCGGCCCGTGCCGTTTGCGTATGCCGATTGAAATGACAAGTATCGCCACCAACTACCGGCAGCGCGGGCCAGCACCACGTAATTCCGACTGGACGGACGACTGGCAGACACCCCCGGAGATCATTGAACCGCTTGGTCGGTTTGACCTGGATCCCAGTGCCTCGCTCCATCAGATCCATCGGACCGCCAGAACGATGTGGACGATCACCGATCAGGGTTTTCTACGACAGTGGTTTGGCCGCGTCTGGCTGAATCCACCCTATGGTAAACACACCTCTGAATGGATGCGCCGGCTTTCCGAGCACGGGAACGGCATAGCGCTGGTCTATCTACGGAGCGACACCGTCTGGTTTCAGACGTACGTTTTCCCGATCGCTCATGCTCTATTTTTCTTTAAAGGCCGACTGGCGTTTATCCGTCCTGACGGACAACGGCCCATCCATAATGCCGGCGGTCCGTCCGTTCTGATCGCCTATGGCGCGTATAATGCGCTGCTCTTGAAAAGCTGCGGACTGCCCGGCAAGTACGTGGCGCTGAAAAAATTGACCGGTCTGGTAGGTTAACCATATGAGAGCGCTCGTTACCGGCGGTGCCGGCTTTATCGGTTCAACACTCGTCGACCATCTCGTCAGCCTCGGCTACGACGTCGACATCCTCGACAACCTATCAACCGGACTACGGGTAAACCTGCAGGAATCTCCGCGCGTCCTCCTGCATTTCGGCTCCGCCCAGTATCCGCCGATCCTAACGCCTCTGGTCAAGCGAGCCGATGTCATCTTCCACCTCGCCGCCATCGTCGGAGTGAAGCGGGTGCTCGAGATGCCGCTCGAGACCGTTGAGCAGAACGTGCAGGCCACGGCCTGCGTGCTACACTGCGCGGCCAGTCGCGGCGTACCGACGGTCCTCACGTCGAGTTCCGAAGTCTACGGGCGCTCCGAAGAGATCCTGCTCTCCGAGTCCGACGATCTCCGAATCTCGCCGAACGGACGCTGGGGTTATGCGGCGGCCAAGCTCGTCGAGGAGTTCATCGCACTCGCCCGCTTCGCCACAAAAGAAGTCCCGGTCGTGATTACCCGGCTGTTCAATACGATCGGTCCGCGCCAGCGGCCAGAACTCGGATCCGTCGTGCCCACGATGCTCAGCCAGGCGCTCGCCGGACATCCGATCACGGTCTACGGGGACGGCCGGCAGGAGCGCGCGTTCACATGGGTCGGCGATACCGTCGACGCCCTCGAGCGTCTCTCCCGAACACCAGAAGCCTTCGGTGAGATCGTGAACATCGGAGCTCCGAATTTCATCGAGATCCGCGATCTTGCTGATCTGATCAAGGAAATCACGCAGTCCACGTCCAGTATTGAATACGTCCCGCGCGCTACCGCGCTCGGCGCGAAGTTCCACGATATCGAGCGCCGGCAACCCGATCTCGCTAAAATCGACCGGCTGATCGGGTGGCGCCCGCGATACGACATCCGGGAGATGCTTGACGAAATCGTCGCCACCTGGAGGATCCATGAACGAAGCGTCCGTTAAGACAGAAGTCTGCCCCGGCTGCGATCTCCGCCGCACGATCTATGAATTCATCGCTGGCGCCGTCCGCATGATGTATTGCGCGGTCTGCCGGGCGCGCCGGCCGAATCTCCGCTCCATTCGAGCAGCGTTGACGTCTAACCTACAATAAACCCAACAGATGAATGTCCGTCCACACGCAGAGGTCTGAGACCTGTGATCAGGAGGAGCATGTGCAACTGGACACCGCAGCCGTTAGTCACTATAGTGAAATCGATATCGTTCTTACGGTTCTGGTGAGCATTATGATGACGCTCGGAACGATCGTAGGTTTTTTTATAAGGGATAGGATGAAGACCTACGACGCGCAAATCGCGAAGAATGCCGCGCTTGGCCAATCCGTGGCGCTGCTCGATCAGCGCGTGGTGCAGCACGATTTGAAAGACGACACCCGCTTTGCCGACCTCAAGCACGACATGTGCAAAAACACCGAACTGACCGCATGGGTAGGCGACTGCCTTGTCGCCACGCGCACCGGCGATCCGATGCCACCGCGGCCCAAATAAGCGGAGAGAGCGGGATTTGAACCCGCGAGACATCACTGCCTGCCGGTTTAGCAAACCGGTGCCTTCAGCCAGACTCGGCCATCTCTCCAAGAGGACGCCAGGAGGATCGAACTCCTAAAAACTGGGTTTGCAGCCCAGCCCGTTAACCATTCCGGCAGACGTCCGAATAGCCCCTGAGAGACTTGAACTCTCACTCCCGAAGGAACCGGTTCCTAAGACCGGCGTGTATGCCGTTTCACCAAGGGGCCAAGAGGAAGCGGTGAGATTCGAACTCACGAGATAGCCTTTCAACTACCCGCCGGGTTTCGGGGCCGGTGTCATAAACCGCTCGACCACGCTTCCAAGTGGCGATGCTGAGAATCGAACTCAGTGGTCAGTTGCCCAAAACGCTTTTACAGAGCGCCCGTGCGCCGTACACGTCTACATCGCCAATACCCCCGGTGGGAGTCGGACCCACAAACAGCCCGTTTTGAGCGGGATCGCTTTGCCAGTTTGCGTACAGGGGCGAGTTTAGTTTTGGTTTACAGAGATGAACAATAACTGAGTCGTAACGAGGAGAGGCGCAAGCGGGAAGAACTGGCTAAAGCAGCGATCACGTGGCGAAAGATTTGCACTTTCATGATGGGTCATCCTAGACGATCGGGTTTGGTTCTGTCAAGTGGACCTGGCGAGATTCGAACTCGCGGCAGCCTTGTTTAGGAAACAAGCGCTCTGTCCATCTGAGCTACAGGTCCGATACCGAGTTGGGGGCTCGAACCCCAGTCTTCTGATCCACAATCAGACGTCCTTCCGCTGGACGAACTCGGCGTATGCCAGCCGTGGGGTATGATCCCACAACCTTCGGTTTAAAAGACCGATACTCTATCCGTTTGAGTTAGGCTGGCGAAGTGAATCACCAGACGTTTATGTGTTTCCATAGTGCCACGGGGGAGAGTCGGACTCCCGACGCCGGCCTTTTCAGGGCCGCGCTCTACCGTCTGAGCTACCGCGGCAAAGTGCTCGAGGGGAGAATCGAACTCCCGACCTCGCGCTTATCAGACGCGATCTCTGAAACCACTGAGTTACTCGAGCGACGTCGCGTGCCGGAGTCGAACCGGCGTCTTCGTCTCGAGAGGGCGACGGCCTAGCCTCTAGCCGAACGCGACAGATAGCCCCGTGGAGAGTCGAGCTCCAATTCGCGGAGTGAAAATCCGCGTTCCTACCCTTGGAAGACGGGGCCAGACGGGACCGAGGGGAGTTGAACCCCCTAAAGCATCCGTAGACAGCGGAGCGCACCAGCCGTTATGCGCCGGTCCCAAGAGTGGTCGACCGGGAATGATCCGGCGTCTGGACGTTGGCAACGTCCCATCCTGCCAATTGGACGACGACCACAAAGTGGACGCGACGCCTGGCAGGTACCCGATTCATCACTCATCGTGGGTCGAGTCAAACCTATACCCTGCTTTAGCTCCTTCGCGCCCAATGCCCCGAGCGGGAATCGGACCCGCAGTTTCTGGTTGGAAGCCAGATGGTTTACCACTAACCGACCGAGGCAGAGTACCCGCGGCAGGACTCGGACCTGCATGTCACTTGATTCGTAGTCAAGGGCCCTTCCATTAGACCACGCGGGCATTTTGGCTGACAGGTTGGGTTTCGAACCCAAATCGACCGCGGTTAACAGCCGCGCGCATTACCAAATGTCTGCCACCTGTCAACAAGTCGACTCGAGGAGATTCGAACTCCTGACTTTCGGTTTCGGAGACCGATGTTCTAGTCCGCTGAACTACGAGCCGAATGGCAGCCCGGGCAGGCTTCGAACCTGCAGCCTCGCGCTCCAAAGGCGCGCGCACCGCCAGTTGTGCTACCGAGCTACGACTAGGGCATAAGGCTTCGAACCTTAAACCTCTGGATTCAGAATCCAGCGCTCTGCCAGTTGAGCTATGCCCCATGCTGTCGGTGGGCAACGATCCCACAACCTTCCGGTTAAGAGCCGGATGCTTCTGCCAGTTGAGCTACGACAGCGATAGGCGGTGCAGGATTTGAACCCGCGGCATCGGAGATGTAAGCTCCGCGTTCTTCCAGGCTGAACTAACCGCCCAAACAAAAGCTCGCGGCCGGCAACGATCCGGCAACCTCCACGCTACAAGGGTGGCGCACCGCCAATTGTGCTACGCGAGCGAAGGCCCAGCCGTCTCCGATGACTACCCGGAACGGGCGCTCCATCAGTACATGGTGCCGGGCCAAAGCCACAGGTGGGGAATGATCCCACGATCTCCGAGATACCAACTCGGCGCCTTACCCCTCGGCTACTGCGGCGAAAGGTCTATCGCTTTACGGAAGTGTGTGCGAGCCGGTCAACCCGGAACGTTACCGCCCCGCTTAACGACAGACCTAAGCCACGGGTGAGATTCGGACTCACGACCTGCTGATTACGGGTCAGCTGCACTACCAACTGTGCTACCGCGGCAAAAGCTAGGATGGCTGCACGTTAGGCATTTTCCTCGGGAAACAAGGCATTTTCCTATTGTCCCACCATCCCATCGCCCCGGGGAGATTCGGACTCCCGACCGTCGCCTTATGAGAGCGCCGCGCTACCACTGCGCCACGGGGCAGAAAACAGAAAGGCCGGAGAACCTTGTGTCTCCGGCCGGTCGGTCATTCGGGTTTTGGTTCTTTACCCGGTGACCTCCGGCACGAACGTATCCATTCCGACGGTATTCCTACCGCGTGTCTGGATGTGTTCGTGTTGTTTTATAAATCGCATTTTATAAGTGCCGGGTCGGCAGCGATTGCTCGACTGCCGTTCCCAGAGAGGTAATGAGTGAAACTGGACGATTCGCAAACCCTATCAAGTTCAGATCCGATTATGCACACTGCCGATCGGTTGTCAAGTCAGTTGTCCGCTTCGTGGATGACGAGATCGCGATCGTTCTCTTCGATTCGAGGCACGCACCAGCACGGTCCATCGTTATCTCCGACCAGCACATGCTGCCGACCGAAGTCGGGGACGATCTCGACCGTGGAATCGGTTTCGATGATTAGCCACATGCGGCCAGTATATAGTACCCGCGGCAGGATTCGGACCTGCGGCCCTCGAGTTAGAAGCTCGTCGCTCTATCCAGGCTGAGCTACGCGGGCAAAGTCGGGATGGCCGGATTTGAACCGGCGATCTTCTGCGCCCGAGGCAGACGGATTTCCAGGCTTTCCTACATCCCGAAAGACATTGGCGGCCCCGTCCCAACAGCGCCGGGCCGGAGATTCGAAACCCAGCCCCACCCTCGACCAGAGGAGCGCCTCGTGCTTGGTTGCACAGGGACCGCCAATCTGAAGCACGGACGGTTGGATTCGAACCAACGATGCGACCATTACGGTCATCCGGGTCTGGAATCCGGAGCCTTCAACCACTCGGCCACGTCCGTAAAGTGGACACGGGGGGAATCGAACCCCATCTTTCTCATTGCAAGTGAGACGCTCTCCCGTTGAGCTACCGGCCCATAAACAAGTCGGGATGACCAGATTCGAACTGGCGATTCCTCCGCCCCAAACGGAGTGGATACCCACTTTCCTACATCCCGGAAAACAAAAAAGGCTGACATTGCTGTCAGCCTGAGAGGAGTGGAATTTGTAGTTCGCGCGCTACATACCGCCTCCCAGACACACGGGTGGCCACGGTCTCGCGGCGGCTCGTGCGTCCATGATGTACGTGATGTTCACGGTTCGATTATCCACGTTCTGTGGACGATGTCAATTACCATCGTCCCGCAATGTAGTCATCGAATTTCCAGCGCTGTCCCGTCACGTGGTCGACGACCGCCCCATCCCTCACCCGGATCGTCCGTCGCTTGTCGCCACGCATGCCGGCGCCGACCTGCTGTTTACGATCACTGGCTATCGCGTTACTCTGCTGCGTACGTGCCGCATCCCAGAGCTTTGCCCGCATGATCTCCAGCGCCGACTGTTTGTTCAGCAGCTGCGAGCGTTCCGATTCACACCGCACAATCAGACCGGTGGGACGATGACGGATCTGCACCGCCGATTCGACTTTGTTCACGTTCTGGCCGCCCTTACCGCCAGAGCGACAAGTCATCCAGTCCAGATCGTGTAATTTCAATGGATCTTCGACGGCAGTGGGTTCGGGTAAGACGGCTACCGTGATGGTGCTGGTTTGAACGCGGCCGCGCTTTTCGGTCGGTGGGATCCGCTGCCAGCGATGGCCACCGGATTCAGATTGGAAGATGTGTTCTTTCGCGCCACGAATAATCGTAACGATAATACCTGGCCGTTGATCGACGATCGCAAAGTCAAAGACCGTTCCTGAGACATCGTTTCGCGTAGATGCGGCACTGATCCAGGACGAGTAATTTGGCGTCATCGCCGCCCTCGGCGGCTCGGATTTCAACTATCATTTCAACCTCCGTACACGTTATAGTTCATGGCGTCTGCAAATTCAACCGGCTTTAAACACTCGAGCGCTTAGCCGGTGCGCTGTTGAAAGGAAAAGTATGACGTTTAAGGAAAATTTCGTCGTCGTCGTCAAATGCGGCGGCAAGGTGCTTCGCGAGATCGACAGCACGGTCACCCTTCCCTTCGGTTCCGAATATTCCATCCTGATCAAGAATCTGAATTCCGTCCGCGCGCAAGTGAAAGTGTCGGTCGACGGTATAGACGCGACCGAGAGCACGCACCTCGTGATCGCGCCGAACTCCGACATTGAACTCGAGCGGTTCATCCGCAACGGGAATCTGCTCGCCGGCAATCGCTTCAAGTTTATTGAGCGGACCGATCAGATCGAAACTCACCGCGGCGCTAAGGTCGATGATGGGCTGATTCGCGTTGAGGCATGGGCGGAACGCGTTCAACCGGTGCTCGATGTACCGATCATTCGCTATTACGAGCGGCCGATCCCGTACTGGCATGGTCAGCCTCCGGTCATCCAGTTCATCCCGGTACAGCAGTGGCCGTGGGATACGCAGCCGTGGTGCAATAACACAGCATCGTATGGCGCACATACCGGCAATAGCGGCAAAACCGGAGTCCTACGATCGGCCAATTTTAACGTCGGCGCACAGATCAGTCAGGATAGTTGTGATGCCGGTATCACCGTGCCCGGCAGTGAGAGTAGTCAAACATTCCATACGGTGTCCGGCTTCCCGCTTGAGTTCCAGTCTCGAGTGATCGTGTTGCGATTGCGCGGGCAGGTTGGCCGGGTGCTGGCGGCGAAGGCCGTGACCGTGAAGTACAAACCGAAATGTACGGTCTGCGGCCACGTCAACAAGTCACGATCGAAGTTCTGTGGCAATTGCGGTGCCGCGCGCAACTGGCTATAAAAAGCGAAACCCCCGGAATTCCATGGTGCTCCGGGGGGTCTGCTTACCGACTCTCGAGAACTGTCGGTCTGGTGCGCCTTCGTCGTTGTATAGGGTAAGTCTATATGGCGGATCTGAGGAATCGAACCTCAGTATCTATGGCTTATGAGACCATCGTGGAAACCGCTTCACCCACCCGCCGACCCAGAATCTACCACTGCCGGCGCCGGGTTGTCAACGCGCTGGTAAATGAGTTCCACCCGGCCGATCTCGAGGCATGGTTCGACACGGGGATATGTCGACGAGTAGATATAGACACCAAGGCCGTCACGGAGCCAGTCATGGAAGTAGCCGGCGATCTCCGCGTCCTCCGGCAGGTTGATGATTCGCGTGCGACCAGAGAGGATGCCACAGGCGTATTCATTCGGGATCGTCGCGAACTTGATCTGGCGGCGGTTGATTAAGTGCTCTTTGCTCGGTTCCGGATACTTGTCGGATGGGTCCACTTTCCACATAAGGCTCCTCTCGAAATGGGACACTACACGGCATCAGATAATCGTGCAGGTAAATGTTTGGGATTTATATACTTAATTCCCGATTGCATTTCTAAGTGCCTGACTCAGAGACTGGATGGGATTACAGCTTGGTTCCTCGTGATCTTCGCAGTCCCAAGAACAGTCCTCGCAGTGTGGAGCTACTTCGGGAAACAAGAGAATACCCTTACAGATGTGACAGGTTTCCATTGCCAGTAGAAGCGCTTCAGCTGCGGCTTTTATCCGGTCAACGCGGTCGAATTCTTCCTTGAGTCGATCATCATAGGCCGATATTTGCTCTCTGTAGGTGACGTGAATCATTGGCGTTCCGTCATTCGGGCATTCCTCAGATTCCAGATCAGTCTCACTGACACCAATCGATCCGGATTGAACAAACATCGTCTGTTTTGAAAGCTGGAACTTGCAAATGGGGCAACGAAACTGGCCCGGCATATAGGCCAATCGATAAAGATCCGGAACTGCATCAACTTCGTTCATTTGTTTTCTCCTCAGGAGTTAAGTATGTAATTCCCAAATGTTTGGTGGTAATCTCGACTCGCCGGGATGCAACTCCTGAATCGGCGTTAGATGCTCGGCGCCGACGGTCTTGACGACGTTATATCCGTCCGATTCCTTGCCGAACCTCTTATCCCTCGCCAGTTTTTTGAACTTATCAAGCCTGATGAATCCATTGATCGTCATGTGCTCGACGTCCCGGATGGCCGACACACCGACGCCAATATCCCACTTTTTAGCTTCCCCGTTGCGCGGATAGAAATCGGCGCGTGGCGTGAAGCTCCCCTTCACCTGGATCTTCAGCCCGAACGGATCGACAATTTCCCAGCCAGGATCTGTCTTTGACTCATCGTAGCGTAGCCATTTGCCGCCGATCGTCTGATAGATCGCAAACTCCGCCTTGATGCCAAGAGTGTGGATTTGGATGCCTGTGTATTTCTTGGTGAACTTACGTTCATCCTCCGGGCGGTGGCTGCCGTGGCGCTCCTCGGCCCATCGGCGAACCCATCGCATCTCGTCGTCGGTGAAGTAGAAGATCACGGCTTTCTCAATCGCCTGAGCCTGAACTTGTCGGCGGCGGTGCCGTCATTCTGTTCTTGGCATACACGACACCAGAGTTCATAGGTCTTCTGTCCGTCGGCCTCGCGATAGAAGATCTCCTTGGAATGCATCTGATATCGGATACCGCACTCCGGACAAAAGAAGTCCTTCAACTGATCGACATATAAGAACGTGTCGAGTGCAGCCAACTCCTCTGCGGCCGGCGCGGCCGGTACGCCATAAACGATAACCCAGTCGCGATCGGCGTGATTGAAGTGGTATCCAGCCAATCGTGGGCTCCCTACTCTTAGTTCCTCCTCGAGGCCAACCTCCGGCAGGCCGTTCGAGGTGAACCCGATGTAGTACGCGAACTTACCCTCGCCGCCGTTGACGACGACCTCACGGACGACCGTTCCTCTGTTTCCCAATTGAATCATCGTGGCAACCTTTCCGGATCCCTCTCGGCCTGGCGGACGCGATCCAGCGACGCCCAGCGCGCACGCAACCCATCGACAGTCAGATCGTCGGGATCCTCGAGCAGGAGTGGTCCCTTGGCCTGATTGCAGAACCAGCATGCCAGCACACAGTTCTGAAGCCTGCGCTGCCCACCATGGACCCGCGGTACAACCTCGTCGATCGTCGCCTTCTCAAACGAGACCTTGTCACCGCAGTAGCGGCACATGCCGTTGTCGCGCCAGTAGAGCCGCTGCTTCAGCCGGCGCTGCGAGACGCGGGGTTGCCGGGCGCGCGGGCGCTTCCGCTCGAACGCCCAGAGCTCCAACACCGCATGCGTGAACCAACCAAACATTTCAAAGTCTCCCTCTTGACACGGTCTCCGAGATCGACACCATGGCATCCATGTGGCCGCGCATCATCGCAAATAGATTGCTCACTCCGGACGCGATCTCTACCGTCTGCATGACGGCTTTAGCGATCGAGAGCGGAAGACAGTTCGGATATCGAGCGAACTCGACCTCGATACCATTGTGCCGAGTTGTAAATGCGAGAGGATTTTCCTTCGTAGCCCCAACCAGCGCCATGACCGTCGAAAGATGGATCTCCTCGTCCGCCGAAGCAACACCGCACCAGAAACTCGCGATCGAATGGACATTGAAGTCCGGATGGTCGCGGATATACCGGACACGGCGCGGCACGTTTGGAATTCTAATAAAAGTTGTCTTGTCCATCTTACTTCACCGCCTTCACGATCTCCCGCGCGCGGGCCATCGCCAGACCGAACGCCGCGCCGCGGCCCCAACACTGTTCCGCCGTATGCGGCGCCAACTGCTCGTCCAATCGTACGGCGAGATCGGCTACCTGCGGCAGGAGTTTGCTGCGGTCGAGGTCACCGTGATCGTAAGCGATGGCGGCGAGGATCATCAATACGCCGCGCGATTTCTTCGTCCGGTGCGCCTGGTTCAGTAATTCCTGCACGACGCTGGCGTATGTCGTCATGATCAACGCCAGATCGTCGACCGAGGGGCGCGGTACTCCGGTCATCACGGAGATCGCCCGGGCAATGCTCGATTCCGTCGGCGAGTGCCGGCGTTCGGTCTCACGGGCAGCCAGATCACGGGCAGTCTGTGGCGTGCCTCTGTCCAGCAGCGTGGCCGTCTCCGGAAGGTTGCCGCGGCTCACCCGGAAATAGACCGCTATTCCCGACTTGATGACCGCCCAGAGGCGTTTCTGTCCGGTCAGGATGTTCCCGTCTCGATCCAGCACGATACCCTGCGCGTGGAGCTTCCAGTGGCCCGCGCGCATGATCTCCGCGTATTCCTCCACTTTCCGCCAGTTGATCGGGCGGTTCTTTCGATTATGCTTCAACATCTCCTGCGCGATCTCCGGCGTGATCATCTCCGTCCGGTCGGTGATCAGCGGAAGATCGGCGTTCACTCGGATGGCGTCGCCGGTTTCCAGCGCGCGACGCATTGCTTTGTTTCCAGACATCGATTACCTCCAGTTTCCGTTTCTTGCTGTATCCGATTCGGCCATGTAACTCTTCCATCGAGCATGCAGACTGTCCACATGCTCACTATGTCGCCTCCGTATCTGACGACCGACCTCAGACTCCAACGGATGAACTGCGGCCCCAATTCCAGTTTCGTCGAACGCGGCGCAGATCAATTGGCGTGCGAGCACGTCCATTAGTTCCCGGAGTTTGCTAAGCGTCCGACCGGCCCGGAAAAACGCCTTAGCGGACTCCATGTCTACATCCCGCCCAAGCCGAGTCAACGCCTCACGGAGAGCGTCATTCCATTCTGCCTGCTCTTTATTTAGAACTTTTTTCATGGCGTCATTCCCTTGAATCGTTCGACTATCGCCTTAACGGCCGGCAAGCCGCCGAAGGTTGGATCCATGACGTAGCCGATATGGCCAGTAATCGCCAGGTGGACCGCCATGGCCTGATGCAGCGAGTACACGAGCATCCGTGTGTGCGTCACGGTACGAGCCGCCTCCGCAACTGCCCGGACCGTCGCGTCGCCCCACATCTGGCGGGTGGCCTCGAGCGCTACGAGCTCTTTCGTCCACTTAGTCCGCATTGGAAATCCTCCGCATCAGCGCGTCCGTCCTGTGTGTCTCGAGGCCGAGAATGGAGGCGATCCTCGTCTGGTTCACGATGTGTGAAATCAGCGACAACTTCACGCGACCCATCAGCACCTGAAGATGCACGAGCGTCCGCTGCGCCCTCAGTAGCCGGCCATAGGCCTCGGCGGCCGCCCTCGGGGACCCTACGCCATACGCCTCCATGAACTCTTCGAATTTCTCGTCCATTTCATAGTCCCGCGCGTACTTCTTTGTCACAGCCCACCGAGTTTCAAGATCGTGTCGGCCAGCGCATCAAGCATCCCGCTGTTTTTCAGCGTAAGCAGTCGTTCGCAAACATCCACGAATTCTTTCAGCCGCGCCATCTCGTGTTCATGTTCATCGGCGAGGAAGAACTGACGCAGGTCTCGAAAGGCGGTCAGGCTCTGCGAGATCTCCGAGATCGTGGACATCCTCGCCGATCGCAGCACTCCGATCTGCCGTTCCAGCGCCGGCTGTATCACTTCGCCAAGATTGACAACCTCGTTCGCGAGATCCTGCAGTAGTTTCTTGGACTGCTCCATTTGCCGGTTGGTCTCTTCCAGCATCTTATCGACGTCGCCCATATTCATTGCCTCCGCGAGGCATATTGGCACCCGGCGAAACGCCTGTCAATTTAATTTTTTAAACGGTTACGAGGTGATGTTTGCGCCGAAAGCGCCGGTATACACATTACGGTGGACGTCGCCCAACACGATGAATGGTTCTGTGCCGTGGAACCTGTAGTAGTCGTAGAGCCATGTGATGGTCTGCTCGCGGAACTGATGCATCGAGACGAAGTTTTCCATGGTGCTCGGATGGTAGTGCGCGTAATGCGCGATCAGCACCCGCAGGCTGTACGTGTGATGCCCGACCGCCGGCTGCTCGAGGATCCGTCCGTTCGTGAGCATGCCGCTCCACTTTGCCGGCTTGTACGGCGGGCAGAGCTTACACTCGAGAATAACTTCGTTACGTTCGGATTCATCGCCCTGGAACCAACGCTTCATTCGACCCTCTTGATGTTTTTCACGAGGATGGCGTGGCGGCCCAGCCACTCGTGCTGCTCTTGCTCGGACATCTGCGCCCAGTCCGCCGGTAGCACCGTCGGCACGACAGCCAACTGATCGATGGGTATTGTCGGATCCGTGATCACGGGCATGCATGTAAAGTCTTCATCGGTGAGTCCACCCCACCAGGCGCGCGCTTTCATTAGAAATTAATACGCCCGAGCGTACCCCCAAGTCCAGCGCTCTGCTCTTCGCGGCGGCCGTTCGGATTGTCCGTCACCGGATGCTGCTCCCGCTTGTGTTGTGACAACTGCGCCGTCGGTACCT